TCTTCCTCCTCTTCACCGGCCTCTTCCTCCTCTTCCTCCTCTTCACCGGACTCTTCCTCCTCTTCCTCCTCTTCACCGGACTCTTCCTCCTCTTCCTCTACTTCCTCCTCTTCCTCCTCTTCTTCGGCAGATTCCTCTTCCTCCTCGTCCGAATCATCTGTAATAGTACGCGCTGTTCCACTCGATACTCCTACAAGTAGAGTTGGAAGTTGTTTGGTTTCATGAGAACAAATATTCGTGTTTGCTGTAATTTCAAAAGGGTCGGTCTTTTCACGAATATCAAAGGGTTCCTCTTGTTTAATATTAACGATTTTAGTATTATTTAGAGAAGATGGTTGAGAATCTTCTTCGATGGAATAAACAATATGCTCTTCATCACTTCCGCTATCATCGTTTGTTAGATCAACAATAGTGGTCGGTGCCAATTCCCCGAAACGTAGAATAACATTATTAAGAAGCTTATTCTTGTGTTTCAATTTCTTAATTTTATTGTTCAATTTACAAACAAGTGGAGACTGCTGCTCGTGTTCGAACAACTGAAGGAGAAGTTTTTTATGTGACTTAGATATTTGAGACATGTTCAAGCAATATTTTTGGATATTACTAATATTATTTGTTTATACTGTTTCAATTTTATGTTTTGGTATAAAAAACATATGGACATGAATTTGTTATAAAAATTAAATTTATGATTGTTAAAATATAAATTTAATTTGTTACTCCAAATCGTTGTTTCATAATAGCAGATTTACTTACCGTTTCTTTTTTTTCACTCTGACGTTTTACTTTATAAACTCCTCCTGCCTGACTACTTGTGCCTTTATTACCGCCGTATATTCCAGCAATAAAGTCATCTGTATCTTCATGAAGTTCAGGTAAAATACGTGTCAAAGGACTATCAATAACCATAAGCATACGCTCACTATTTAACAACTTACGATATTCCTGTATATTTAGATTTCCATAAAACTTGTCCAATAAATAATGTGGATCAGGTGATGGTTTGATATTATTTTTAAATTCATAAATTTTGCTATAGACACTATTCAATAAATGGTATCGTTCAAATTTTGTAGAATCATCAATATTTTCCTTCATTAAATACGCAACGGCACATTCTGGTCTACAAAATGAACCATATCCAAATATTTCATCGTTATTTTCGTAACGAGGTATATAGCACGTTTGATTATCAAAATCACACGTACACCAAAAGCACGCCGATTTTTTCTCATCCATATTATTTTTATACAAGGACACTTTCAAATGTTTTAATTTCTGATTAATATCTTTGATATTTACATCATCATCAATAGTTAATTTGTTAGATAGTTCACTTTGCTTGCATTTTGTACAAACATGGTTTGTGTTAATATCAACATAAGCATTTTGTTTTGCCTCTTCGGAGGACTTAAATTCGAAGAATTGACCATCGTTTACATGATCATATGCTTTAATCGATGGTGGTACGGAAGCACTATAATTTAAATGATCACTAATGGTATGATCATTAGTTTCCTCAACATCTTTCAACGAACATTTTAAATGCAAAATGACATTAGTAGGTACATTCGCAATATTATTTTCTTTGGTATTTTTTTCAATTAACTTACCCCCTTTTGGTTTTCGTCCGCGTTTTTTTGGTTCAGGTTTGGTAGATGCGGTTCCATCAATCTCGTACTGGATATTATTTGGTTTCGATTTGGTCGAAGAACTTGAATCACTTTTTTTTGTCATTCCTTTATCAAAAAAAACACGAAATATTATTTAAGTTGTTTATAAATATATGTTACCGAATAACAATCGTTTATGTTTACATATTATTAATCAATTCCTTTTCAATATTATAGACGTCCATTTTCATAGTTGTTGATTGATGAACGTTTGTTTCATAACATTTTCTACATAACGGAACATAATTACTTGATCCAATACTTATTTGTTCAGATTCGCAACTAATTCTATATGAAAATGCTGCTTTCGTTCCATCTTTACAATGAGAACATAGGGCATGTAGTTTGAGATAATCATCGCATCGTGGAAGCAGTTGTAATATTTGACCAAACATGTTTCGTTGAAAATCACCATCGAGAGCAGCAATATGAACAATTTTATTATATTTTTCGACTAGTTCGCATACAATATCGAATAAATCACCAAAGAATTGACCTTCGTTAATTAATACAACATCCGACTCTTTCATTTTTTCATATACATCTTTTAAGTTATGTGCTTGAATGCATGGAATCATGACTTTATCGTGTGTAGATAATAAAGAATCATGATATCGTTTGTCTTGATCAAAATTGACTACGCAAATAGTTTTACCTATATACGAGTATTTCTTATATTGCTGCATTAACCAAGATGTTTTTCCTGAAAACATACATCCGCAACATATTGATAAATTTCCAACATTATTCATTTTTATACATAACATGGATATTGTTTTTTATGTTGTTCAATTTTATAATTAATTTTGAAACAATATAATAATTAAAATTAGTATATTTCTATATGTCGTCATTAAACGAAAATGCCAATAGTCCTTGGGTCGAAAAATATAGACCTTCTAAATTCGACAATATTGTATTAGATCCAACAAATCGGAAATTATTCGAAAAAATAATAGAGAAAGAGCATTTTCCTAACTTATTGTTTTATGGACCACCCGGTACGGGAAAAACAACCACTATAATTAATTTAATTCAACAATATCAAAAAACACATAGCAGGATAAATAAAGGAAATGTGATTCATTTAAATGCGTCTGACGAAAGAGGTATTGATATAATACGGAATCAAATTAATTCGTTTGTAAAATCGATGAATTTATTTGAAACGGGTTTTAAATTCGTTATTCTGGATGAAGTTGATTATATGACAAAAAACGCACAGCAAGCATTAAAATATTTGTTACAGACAACAACTACAAATGTTCGATTTTGCTTAATATGTAATTATATAAGTAAGATTGACGAATCGTTAAAAAATGAATTTATTTGTGTTCGATTTAATCAACTTCCGTGTAATGATATTGTTCAATTTATGAAATCAATTGTAGAAAAGGAAAAAATAAACATAGGCGACGAATCTATCCAAATTATACAGTCAATGTATAAATCGGATATTCGAAGTATGATCAATTTTCTACAGTTAAACCAAAATTTTAAGTTAGACGAATGGAATAAAAATATATTAAATAATCAGGTATTACAAAAATTACACAACATGTTTTGTGATGATACAAAACAAATTGATGTTATACACTATATCTATAAAATTAGTCGCGAGTACAATATTGATAAAAAACATTTGATTCAATCCTTTTTCAACTATATAATACGAAATACAAATATTGAAATCACTGACGACTTTACTAATTATATGAAAAAGATTATACATAATATCAACGCTGATATGATGGATATTATTCAATATATGATTATCAATAAAAAATATCTTATGTCCGTTCCATGCGACGCATAAGATTTTCCATAAAACCTTTATCGGGTGGAGTACACGCAATAGTAGGGTCAAAATTGTTCATTTCACTCAAATTACCACTTATTATTTTTGTCAAATTTGCTGGTTTTGGAATTTCGATTCCAGTTTGTTTGGGAAGTTTAATTTCATCAGTTCGTTTTTCTTTTTTTTCACACGAGAGCATCTTATATTAATATAAGATAAGATAATATTTTAAGGTCAAACAATAAAATTGAAAGAACATAAAGAAATCTACAAAATACAATATAAAGAATAATGTGTGCGATAGTAGATGATGAATGGGATGCCTATCTCAATAATGATCCCGTAAAACAGTCATTGAACGAGCAGTCTGACTCTTTACTTCCTGAAAAAACCCTTTCCACGGTTTTGCCTAAATGTGATGAACTGTATATTTCAACTACAACTAAGGTTTTGTTCTTGAATCAACCTATTCAAATTAACGATATATTTTGGGAAGTCCCCATTATTGATTATTGGAAGCCAAAATCGGGGGCAATCAAAAAACAAATGAAGGTTGTTTCACATAGTACAGAGGAATATGAAGCATATACGCAGAAATTAAAATATATTAATTATTACAATGAGCATATTATTAAACGAATTGACAATCCTACATCTCGTAGAAATAAGTTTAAAGACGAGCGAAAAATTACAGTAGGTATGTCACGAAAGGACATTATGAATTGCCGAGGAAAAGTCAAAAACGCGTTTTATAATTGTTTTGCGTTAATATTGCGATTTCTATATAAGGGAGAATATCACGAAATCCACGCAAAAATATTTAACACGGGAAAGATGGAAATTCCAGGCATTTTAAACCAAGACCTCCTAAATAGTACTAAAATTATGTTACTATCTATTTTGCGACCAATTATTAGTAGTGAACTTGATTTTGTCGATGTGGACAAAGAATGTAACGTATTAATTAATTCTAATTTCAATTGTGGATTTTACATTTATCGCGACAAATTATATTCAATTTTGCGAAACAAGTATAAGATTGAAGCCGCGTTCGATCCGTGTAGTTATCCTGGTGTAAAGTGTAAGTTTTATTTCAATCATGATTATAATTTTGACAAAGAAAAACAATTGGGTAGTATTACACGTGACGATCAAGGTCAGAAAATGTCAGAACTGAATGATAATAAGAAATATACAGAAGTATCATTTATGGTATTTCGTACGGGAAGTTGTCTTATAGTTGGAAATTGTACCGAACCAATATTGCGCTATGTATATGATTACGTGAAAGGCGTTTTACAAAAAGAATATAGTGTTATTTGTTCGCCAGAAGAAGTTCAATCTGTAAAATCAAAACAACCTAAAATTCGCAAAAAAACAATCACGTTCACACATGAAGTATATCAAACTGTTTTCAATGTATAATATGAATTATTTTATAGACGTGGTTATATAGTATTTTTTATAATAATTATATTAATGAATATAATTATTTTCACTTCTATATTTTTCATTAAATCCGTATCACCCTTGCGATTTAATGTTTGGAAAAAATCCATGACACAAACTCCTCCATGTCTTTTATTTGATTCGCGTTTTCAAACATAGTCATACATTCTTCCTTTTTGTTTAAAAATTTTTCAAAACAAATATCCTCGACTTGTTTTTGTTTAAAATTCATGTTATTGTTTGTAAAATAGTTTAAAAATGATGCTAAAAAGAAGGAGTATTTTTCGAACCCAATATTTTGTAAAAGTCCAAATTCTTGAATATGTTGAAATATTCGAAATGTTTCATAAATTTTATCAATATTGAATAACAATAAATAGGACTTTAATAAATTATTCGTAATATGAATTCGATTTTCCATCGTCAAATTTGTATTTTCCCAAAACATTAACAAATTGGACCATGTAGATATTTTCACTCCAAAAGGCGAAATTCCTTTATTTTTATTCATTTTTTCTTTTTCTACATATTCGTTTAATCCAATATTTCCCAATAAAACATTATGAACAAATAAAGAGGGAGTATGAAGATACTCTAAATTTTTGCTATAAACTTGTTCAGTATATTCATTGTATAAAATATATGCCTTCTCTAAATACGAATCTATTTGATTCTCATCCATTTTAACTAGATATAACACGGAGAGTGTATTCGTCATTGTTTTAAAACCGTGGTATTGTAGTTCCTGTTTTTGTTTATCATTTTGGAAAGTTACTTTATGTATATCTTCTAAATATTCTAGCAATCTTTTCGAAAAGGAGGAAATAATTTCATTATTGTAACGAGAAAGTTCCATAATAGACTATATTTAGACATTTCTAATTTCCAGAATTTTCATTCAATAAAATGCGTATAATTACATAAATAAAACTACGTATTTATTTTATAATTATGAGCTCAATGATAGAATCCAAACCTGCACAACCCGAACTTGAAACTTTCCGTCTTCCGGATATTAAAACCCTTCAGCATGCCTCGAAACTTGCCATTGTTGACGATAAACCAATTATGCTTGATTATTGGAATGATTCTTTAGAGAAAACTGTATTAATCGGTGTAAAAGAGAATCAGGAAAAACTTTTAGTAAAAAGTGAGGAAGAATACACCAGTCCTATTACTAAAATTTATAAAACAGGAAGTGAATTTATTATTGCCACTGAGAACTCTATTTATTTAGTCGATGTGAACATTCCTACTAAACGCATATCTTCTTAAATCCGTATAATTTATATAATTGCTTACCTATAAACGTAATCAATTATAAAATAGTGGACAAACTTTCAAGTTGTTCTGTTGTTAATTTGTATGGAAATTCTATTTGAAATGTAACAATTAAACTTCCTATATTGTCTTTACGTTTCATACCCATATTAGGAATTTTTTTGCGATAATTTGGTTTAATAACATTAATATTTGACTTGTTATTAAATGCCAATTTTTTATTATTGATATGTTCCAATTCAAACGAAAATCCACACAACGCCTCCTTTAATGATATGGTTTTGTTATATAATAGATCAAGTCCATTTCGTTGAAAACAACTATTGTTTTCAATCTGTATAGCAATTTTTACATCTCCTTTCACTTGTTCACTTGTAACATTACCTTTTTCACCTAAAGTTATTATTTCATTGTCATCAATACCTTCGTATACGTTTACATAAGTAGTTTCTTCTTCTCTTATTTTCGTTTCTCCAATCATAATCCAGCGTTCAATATTAATAGGTATGGTACATCCATAATATGCTTGTTCTAGTGAAATTGTTAGTGGTATTGTTAAAGTTTCGGGTTTACTATATTGATTCATTTGTCTTCCAAATAGATGTTCCTCAGGAACACCCCCATGGAAAATTCGCACATTTGGCACATTGTGTCCACCCATAGTAGTATTCATCATATTTCCAAACAATGATGAAAATAACTCATTTATATCTGGACTCGTTTCGTCCATTGTTTCACCCCGCATAAATGGCATTCCAGAAGCATGTGAGAAAAAAGAGAAGGGATTATCTCCAAATTCTTGCTCTAAATCGTATTGTTTTTTTTTCGTTTTGTCTCCGATGACATTGTATGCTTCGTTAATTTGTTTCATTTTATCAGATGCGTCTAAATTGTTGTTTCGATCAGGATGATAATGTAAACTTTTTTGTCTGTATGCCTTTTTTATTTCACTTTCACTCGCTTTTTTACTTACGTCTAAAACTTCGTAGTAACTCATTTTATATAGTAGAATCCATTTTTTTATATAATAATTATCCGTAATAATGATTTAATCTAAAAATGAACATAAAATAGAATCGTTAGAATTCATTATATGGAAACCTTTTTTTTAACAAGACAATCATCAACGCCTAATGTTAGTTTCCTGTCTAAATATAAACCGTATTATATTGACGATTTCGTAGGCAATGAACAATTAATTTCAGTTATTTTGTCATTAAAACAAATTGATGAATTAAATGTCTTAATTAGTGGTCCGTCGAATTGTGGTAAAACATCACTGTTATATGCTATTATTCGAAACTATTATAAGTTAGATAAAACCCAAACATTACCAGAAAGCAATATTATGTTCATCAACAGTTTGAAAGAACAAGGAATTAATTATTATCGCAATGAAATGAAATCATTTTGTCAATCAAAATGTTCCATTATTGGTAAGAAAAAATTAGTAATTGTAGATGATATGGATCTAATAAATGAACAATGTCAGCAGGTATTTAGAAATCATATTGATAAATATAAATCAAACATTCTTTTTGTCTCTGTATGTTCGAACATACATAAAGTTATAGAAAGTATCCAATCGCGTTTACATATTATTAAGATGATTTCTCCGGATTTTCACAATGTTCGTGAAATCACAAACAAGGTTATTCAATGCGAACGTTTAGTAATTGAACCGGATGCTCGTGAATATTTACTGTCGTTTTCAAAATTTTCAATTCGTCAAGTATTATCACATTTAGAAAAAATGGTCATTTTGAATGATTCAACTACTGTATTCACAATAGATATTTGTAAAAACATTCTTTCTAATATTTCACAACATCAGTTTGAAGAATTTGTTCATTGTTTACAGGAGAACAATCTAAAAAAAGGGATCGATATTTTGTATTCTATATACGATTATGGTTATTCTGTAATTGATATTTTAGACATGTTTTATTCGTTTATTAAATCGACCGATATTTTAGACGAAAATAGAAAATACGAACTATTACCCATAATATGTAACTATATTACGTATTTTCATAATCTACATGAGGATAGTATTGAATTGGTAATGTTTTCACATGAAGTGTATAATAGTATTCGTGAAGAATCTGAAAAAAAAATATAATATCTATATTTAGTATACTATGCTAAAACAAATTTTCCGTGAAAATGTACCAAGTCATATCTTATTTGACTTACTCGACAAGGTATGTTTAAAAACGGACAAATATTATTTAGTAGATAAAAATGCGTATCGTAAAGTAACATTTCATGAATATCATAAATCCTTTTTAGAAACATTATTACCCTATTATCAAGAATCGAAAAGGTTTTATGTAGAACGCGATTTTTCTTATAATTCATTTGTGAATATTATCCGACAAATATGTAAAAGTTGTGATATTATGTTTACATCCAAAATAAAGTATAACGAATCCAAATACAATATTGACTATTTTATTTATTTTTGATTCGTTATAGAGTATTATGTATATTAACATATAAGATTAATGGTTAAGAATAATAATTCTATAATATATATATTCAGATGGCATTATTTAGTGAAAAGAACGTTTTATATACGATTGCAACATTAGGAATTATTGTTGTAGCAAATATGTTCGGGAGCAAAATACGTGATGCTGTAAATCCCAACAATGAAGATGAACTTATTCGAAAATATTTATTAAACGATAGTCCGTTATATGGTTATAATCGTCCCAAATTATGGATTCATAGTAGTTATGAATATAATGCGCGTAAATGGAAAAGTTTCGGATCTCGAACTTCTACCGATTTAAATCAACCTTATATTCATTTGACCATTCAGTCGATTATTCATCATTGTGGAGATGACTTTAATATTTGTTTAATAGACGATGATTCATTTAGCCAATTAATACCTGGATGGAAGACAAATGTAAGCGAATTGTCCGAACCATCACTTACTTATTTTAGAGAACTTGCCATGTGCGAGTTATTATATATTTATGGTGGATTTGTTGTACCAAACACGTTTATCTGTTTGAAAAATCTGGGTCCTCTTTATTTATCCGGTATAAAGGACGATAAACCATTTGTTTGTGAAACGCCAAACCATTTTGCTAATATAATTAACAATCACAATAATAATATCTTTACATCTAGTCATAAATTTATGGGTTCTCCAAAGCGCTCTCCTGTTATTCGAGATATGATAGACTATATAAAAACACGTAATTCTAAAGCATATTTAACAGCAGAACCGCAATTTTTTGGTTATGTTTCGAGATGGTTAAATAATGAATGTACTAAGAATCATATTAACAAAGTGGATGGAATTTACATTGGTGTAAAAACTGTCGATGGAAAACCTGTTACAATTGAGGATTTACTAAGTGAAAGTGCTATTGATTTATGTAAAAATAGAACATGTGGTATTTACTTACCGGGTGACGAATTATTAAAACGATGCGCCTATAAATGGTTTTCCGTTCTTCCAATAAACGAATTATTAAAGAGTAATATGATTGTTACAAAATATTTAACTGCTTCTTTACAAGAGGTTCCGGTAAAGGAGACGAAAATTGTTACGAAAACAGTAGTGTCAATTTAATATTTTGTATTTATTATGATATGATTACATTATATCATAATGTTGAAAATTGCCCATCGTGGATACACTGAGCAGCATGAAGACAATTCTCTTGGTGCATTCCAAGAAGCAATCAAACATAATTTTGATATGATTGAATTGGATATTCAATTAGATAAAGATGATCGTATTATCATTTTCCACGATCAACTTATTGAAACTCGTCGTGTAAACTCCATGACACTCCAAGAAATACATGTTCACCACCCGAATGTGTTATTATTGTCTACCTTTTTTGAAAAATTCGACTATACAAAAATTGCCTTATATTTTGATTTGAAAGGATCGGATAAATTGTCTTATATATTACATGAATTTCTGAAGAAACGTGAAATTGTCTTGGACAAAATATGGTTTGCTAGTTTTAATATAAAACATTTGGATATTTTACACGAAAATGGTGATTATCAACTCGGTCTTATTAGTGACAATGTGTTTAATAGACAGTTATTACGTTATTTTATCAATAAATACAATATTTCGTTCGTTTGCTTTTCTTGGACTATATTAGATATTGATTCGATTAAATATTTGAAGTCAAAGGGAGTACTATCATTCATCTATACCCTGAAGGATATTATTATTTTACCTATTGTCCAAGAATACAATGTCGACGGAATTGTTAGTGATATAGTATTTTAAATCATGAATGGGACAATCTTAAAATATTGCGATCATCTTTTATCACACATTCGTAAGTTTGTTTATTACACTCGGACGTAATAATAAGATATAAATATAAAATTGATAGTTATTCTATTCGATATATATATAATATTTACCTTATATATATATAATAATTATGGATAATAATTTACCCAACCCACCACCGGTTGATCAATCAAACCTCAATGTATCTGAATTGCCAACGGATATTCAACGTAAAATTTACAATGACCATTTACAATTTGAACTCGAACAGAAACCAATTTGCGATGAAATGCTAGATTGGTTTCTACATAACGAAAAAGCACACCGATTAAATACGCCCCCAGATATAGTAAACACAATGGGCAAACTAATTCAATGTAAATATTCAGTTAAGTATCTATGTGAAAACGACAAAGAGATTAAGCATTGCTATGATCATCATTATATAAAAAATCAAAAATATTTTGATTTAATGGACGAATTGAACAGTTTTGTCTTGTCCATTTTGATGTATAAATATCATTAGTTATTGGTGTCTTTATTGGATATTATAAAATTATACCCGTCCTTACATATGTCTTCGATTGATAGTGTAGTTTTCCACTGTAAATGTATTTTTGCTTTTTCTGCGTCCGAATATACACTTTCAATATCACCGGATCTTCTT